TGATTGATATGGTAGAAGCCAGACTCAAGGAGAAGAACACATGACTGAGCAATATCTAGCAGGCGGCTCAGAGTTTTTGTACCCAAAAGCAGGCGATCCACGGCCACCAATGACAACTAAAATCCTGCTGCTTACACAAGGTGGTGTTTGCATACCAGGATTTTGGAATGACCACTGGTGCCTTGGGTGGCTACCCCTACCTCGGCGCAACATTGAAAAAGAAGACTATGAGCGACCTGCCTAACTTTGCAGCCTGGAGCAATGAGAACTTGGCTAATTTTGCCAAGGATGCTTACTTGCGTATGCAGGCCCAGCAAAACGCCATTGAGCAGCTTCAGGGCGACTTTAAAGACGCTATGGCCGAGTTACGCAAGCATACTGGCAACGGATTGAACATGGGCTACCCGGTTGCCCCAACCCTTGCCAAAGGTGGGCCACGTCGGTAGAGACTCAAGGAACTGAAGTCGCTTGTCGTTGTAATGGGCGATTAAGTTTGTCGGTGTGAAGTCGGCTATGGCTGCCAAAGTTTTGGGGCCAATAGCACCATCGGCAGGCATCCCAGCAACTTCTTGTAGCCATTTGACGGCGCGACCTGGGCCGCTGTTGATGGCAGCATCAAACACAGCGTAGTCCAACCCAGATGGCAGTTGGTCGCCAGCCACCTTGTCCCAATACTTGCGCTTGTACAGCGGGGTCACGTCAGCGGGTATTAAAGCACGCATATCGGCCTCGGACACCGGGTGGCCCACAAACTCTTCCCACACGGCCTTGGTGCAGCCTAGGTTGGTCATGCCGCCTGGGTCTTTTAAATTATTTACAAAGCCACCCTCAGAAGCCAACACACGGGCTAGGCAGTCTTCAAAGTTTGATTTCATTGTGCTGCTACACCTTTGATCTTCTCCACCGTGCGAAGTGCGCCTAAGCCAAGCATTCCCATCAGCACTGGCAACATTTCAGACAAGTTGGCTGGGGACAGGGGCATTTCAACTTGGTAAACCCTGAGCGCCATTGCAACAACAGGCAGGCCGACCCAGTTCCAAGCGCAAGCCGCACCACAGACCCAGCCGATAAAGGGGCGCCAGCCGGAGACAAAGACTGAGGGGTTTGCCGCCTCCACTTTGTTGGTGTCAATCTGTCCTTGAACAACCATTACAGCAGCCGCAAGTTGTTGCTTCTCAGCCTCTGACTTATCAGGCCATATCTTGTTGATAGCCGTGTTGATTAGTCCGGCGACTTCGTTCATTTGTCCAACTTGCCGTCCAACTTGTCAAAAATCTTTCCCAGCATGGTCTTGATCTCGCTCATGTCTTGCCGATAGTCATCACGCCCAACGTATGCCCTAGGCAAGTCCTCGCGCAGCTTAGACAAGTCAGCCTTCAACTCTTTGACCGCTGACCAGAGTTCACGGGCAAACCAACCAATACCAGTCATTACGGTGCCAAGAGCAAGGTCTATAAGTTGTTGGTTGTCCATAAGATTATTGACCGATCAGTGCGTTAGTGGCTTGTCCTACAGCAGAAGGATTTGCATAGGTTTGAAGTATTCTAGCGGCTTCTTTGCTCGTAGTTCCTATGCCCAATTGTTTAGCTTGCGCTTTACCAACAGCAGTAGCAGCCGTTGCAGAATTAGAAAGCTCGGTGGCAATTTCAACAGCAAGTTTTTTGTCAATTCGACCCTCTAAACGTCCCAATATTGCGTTGGCTATAGACCATACTTTGTTTAATGGAAACATGTGTGGCGTTGTTTCTTCACGAAATAATTTAAGTGCTGAATTTTTACTTAATTTACCTTGTGCGGCCAAGGTTTCAAATGTTTCACCTTGCGCCAATTTTGTTTGAATGTCTTTAACTGTTGCCTGCACTTCAGGCAAACCTTGAGTCAAATTATTAAGATTTTTCTGTGTAGTCATGGCATTGATTGGAACTTTTACACCCAATTTGTTGCCAGTCTGTTCAATAATTTGCAACAATTCTGCTGCATCTTTGGCAGCATTAAACGTGGCTTTAGCGGTTTTTGGATCATTCGCGTTAAGCACCCGCATGATTCCCTGCTCGTTGTCAATAAGATGTTTTAACGGGTCAGGTGCTTTACCAGCGTCTTGCATAACTCCACGAGCTAACGATGACTTGGCTGGCGCATCCATGCGAGTCAATGCCTGACTTGCTGTTTCTGGATTGTTAACAATAGCCTCACGCAGTTTATCGGTTTGTTTAAAGCCCAACGTAGTTGATGCCAAGTTAAGAGCTTCATCCTCTGCTTTAAATGCTTCTGCAACTTTGTTTGGAATGGCTTTACCCTGTGCTGCTAATGTTTCTTCAGCAGCGGTAATACCTTTGACTTGACCGCCAATCTGATTTAATCGCGTAGACATACCCAAGCCTGCGCTATCTAATGCACCAAGTTGCTTGGCATTGTCAAACATGAACTTGGCGTGTGCTTCAGGTGTAGCAGCTTTGGCTCCAGCAAGAACCTGTTGACGATACAAATCTTCCACACCTGTTTTCAGGTTCTGCATTGCTGCTGGGTCTTGCTTAAATATCTTTAAAAATTGCAGCGTACTTCCCTCATCAGCCATTGCCTTGCTGACAATATCGCCAGGCCGCAGCATAGGTTCGTTAAGCGTGCTTGTGCGGGTCAGATTAGACGGCTGGCCGGTACGGTGGACGCCAACAATGCGTTCTTTAAATAGCGTATTGGCATCTTCAAACAATGCTTTAGCTTCAGGCGCAACATCACGATTGATAGCTGTATTGAGCGAGTCGTACAGTTCGTTTAGCCGAGCGCGTGTTATGTTTGCGCCAGATTCATTAGACCCTTTAAGAGTTGCTCGATCAATGTTGATAGCCTGGCGTATGGCATGAGCTTCTTCAAGAGTAACAGGCGCAGGTGAAATAGTTTGCTTTATGGGCATACCCTGCACCATAGTCTCTACTTCTTTAGGCCCATAACGCTCAAGCAGCGCGGCAGAGTTAGGAGCCAATCCTTTAAGTTGCGTAAGCAACTCAGCCCGTTGTCCTTTAGCTGTCCCAGCCAAACCAGACAAATTAATGGTGGCTTCAGGCGCCGCATCAAAAGCCGCTTGATATGCGGGTCCAGTAACAGTGCGTTGGGTGTTTTTAAGAATTTCTTCATTAGCCTTTGCCAATGCCCGACCAGTCTCAAGTTGGCTTACGTTTGCAATACCGCTTTCAATACCTTGACGTTGTGCGGATAATGCGGCTTCAGCAGCTTGTTGTTGAGCCGTAAGTTGACTGGTCATTGCGGTTTTTTGACCTTGCAATGTTGCGGCTTCACCAGCCAATGCTTGCGTTACTGCGCGACGAGGCGCAGTAGGTGATGCAGTAGCAACAGGCAAATTGCGTTGGGTTAGTGCATTGACATTTTGAGCCGCTGTAGTAAGTTGATTAGTTTGTGTAGCCTTCAACGCTGCTGCCAAATCGTTGTACAACATTTGAGTGGCAGGCGTTGCATTCTTTGCGCTTTGTGCAAATGTAGCCAAACCTGGACTTCCAACAATAGCAGCAGCCTGCTCTATTGTTTTACCTTGTTCAAGTAAAGTTTTAACTTGACCCATAAGCGCTGGATCATTGTTTAATGCTTCTGAAATTCCCGAAGTCTTTAGCCCTGATGGCATTACAATGTTAGCTGCACCGCTGACAATTTTTTCCACTTTAGGGCCAACATACTCTATGGCTTTTCCAAGTATTGGAACAGCAGCGCGACCTCCAACTTCTTGCAACGCGCCCATTCCCACATCACCACCAACTCGCAATGCTGTTTGTGGAATTGTCTCGGGTGTGTTTGTACCGCCTATTAAACGCATCAACCCTTTGGCGCCAGCATATCCAGCACCAGCGCCTGCAATAGAACCTAACGGCCCCAAAGGCGCAGCCGCAATTCCACCGCCAGCCATGCCCAAGGCTTCTACTGTAGGCGCAATAAAAGCGGCTTGTTCAGCACGGGGTTTAGCCGCAAGAGCTTGACCCATCTCAAATGGTGCAGATAGGAAGTCAAACATTCCTGGCGTAGCTCGACCCACGGGAATGCCACCAGATGGTGCGGAAGCGGGTGTTTGTTGCTGCAACCGTAGACGAGCACCGGCAAGTGCCAATGCTTGCTGCTGCTCAACGGTCATTTCTGCCATAGTTTTTTCTCCTCTGGCGTCATTACATTCCAAAGTGCAGCATCAACACCAGCGGGTGCCGCAGGCGTAACTTTACCCGACACATCGTTTGGTGTATTGGGTACAGGGGCAGGTTTGGGTGGTGGAATTAATCCAGCATTGACCATGCGTTGTTTTGCAGCATTCCAACCTGCCAAGCGTTCACCAGCAGGACGATTTGAATTTGCAACATCGCCAAGTGAATTAACAATAAATTCACGGTCAGTATTAGAAATGCCCGCACCCAACTTACCACCAGCTAGATCAGTAGCAATTTGATTAGCGGTAGCTTCAAGAGCCGCAATAGCTTTACGGCCTTCATTGGTTCCACCAAAAAACCCTTGAACCGCATCAACAGTTGCACCCAATCGACCGCTTGTAGATTTTGTAATTAGTCGGGAAATATTGTCTTCACCTGTCAATGGGTCATACCCAGCAGACTTCAAAGCCTTCACTGCGGATTGCTGATCTTTGTTTGCTTGTGCTGCTGGCATTGGGGTAAATGTTCCACCAGGTGCTGCTGCTGTTGGTCGTCCAATAAATCCTTGAGCTGCTTCATTAAATGCCGGACGATTTGCCAAATCAAGTGCTTGTTGACGATTCAATTCAGCAATGTTGTATTGATTTTCTTGACCAGCTTTGGCAGTACCAGCAGTTATGTTTTGACCACGCAAAGTTGCAGCAACACCAGCTTCACCAGTAGCAGCCAACCTAGCAGCATTTGCAGCAGTTTGTGCCTGAGTATACGTTTGACCAGCTGCTTTTTCAGAAGCTATAAATTTGGGGTCATATGCGGCAGGATAATCAACCAAACTTTCCTTAGAGACAATATGCCCCAACGCCCGCTTTGCTTGATCGTAACTAGCTTGATCTGTTACACCATTCAAAATACTTGCCGCAATCTCGGCAGTTTTTAATTGTTTAGTCAATCCTGCTGCTTCAATATCGGATTGGGTTTTTTGACGAGTAACACCAAAATTTTTAGTTTCTTCCTGCAATTTTGCAGCTTCAGCTTGAGACTTTAAAAGGTCTTGGTATTCTTTGATTTTTCCCGCACTCATGTATGCTTGACGAATAGCACCTTCATCACTACCAGCCGATTGAACGCCTCGCAAAAAGTTGGTGTTTACTTCGTCGGCCCGTTGAGCCGCACCAAGTTGGTATTGCGCCAGCGCATTTTGCGTCTGTCCGGCCTGCAACTGTTGCATCTTGCCATATTGGGCAAATGGGTCAGGAGGTGGGGCAAATTGTATGCCTTGGGCTAGTTGATCAGCAAGTGCCATAATTTATCCTTTAGGTGTATTGAGAACGACCGAATTGACTATACGGGTTTACGTTCATATCTTGAGGTGACATGTATGACGGTTGATTAATTGGAGTTTTTTGATTCTGTTGCGCTAACCAGTTAGCAAAGTTGCTTTGATTTGCGTAAGCGCTTGCACCAGTAGACAAAGCATTTCCAATCGTAGTCGCACCACCTAATGCAGCACCAGCAGCAACATTGCCAGCATTTGTAATAGTCCCAGCAGCATTGGCGCCATAAGATCCAGCAGCGCCAGCTTGTTGATTAGTAGCGGCTTGCCCAGATGACATTAATCCACCCAAAGGTTGAAGCTGATTTGCCCGATTAGTTTGGTAACGGTCAAACGCACTTTGATATTCTTGCGATGCTAGTCCTTGTGCATATTTTTGAATTCCCATCATTGTGCGTCCGCCCCCAGCACCGCCCTGCGCCCGTGCTTGGCTACCTAACTGTTTTAATCCTTCGCTTAATCGGAAAGCATAGCCAGGATCAGCCTCATAGTCAGCCATGCTAAAGTCTTTGGCGTACTTGCCATATCCAGGTGCTGCCGTATCACCACCAAGCCCAAGCACAGATAACATTTTGTTCTGTGCTGTCAGTCCAGCAGCACGATACGGTTCGTTAAGCGCGGTTTGCTGGTTGTAAATGTCTTTTTGCAAAGCCAAAGCATTTGCTGAAGACTCCGCAGAAAGTCCAGCGGCTTTGTTGGCACCATAGGCACCAATAAGTCCACTGGCAACTGAACCTGCTGCGGCCATAGCTCCAGGATTTGCGGCTAAATATGAACCAGCTTTACCAAGTGCGGCAGCAGCACCAGAACCCAACTCAGAAACAGTAGTTCCCAAAGTTTGCGCGTATCCAGCAAGGCTTCCAGCCGATTGCGCAGTCTGAGCAGCCGTACTTAGCGCAGCAGCCCCCTCGGCAGTACCACCCACTGCTGCCGCATCCGCAGCCGCAGCAGCCGAAGCAGCTTCACCCGTAAGTCCTAAGTAAGGTGCGCCAAAATAAACAGCAGCAGCAATCGCAGCAGCTTTACCTAAATCGCTGTGAGCAATATCACTTACAGCATTTCCAATACCAGAGACGACATTAGAAACGTCCTCTCCCGCGCTCTTAAACCAGCCATTCGGATCATTAAAAAGTCCCATAATTTACTCCAGTAACAGGCAGTCAAGCCGCCATTAAGCGTCCACAGCACCGTCAAATTCGGGCCGTTGTTTGATGATGAAGTATAAGGCGGCACGGTCTGCACCGGCAACGTATTCATCTCCAGCTACTTGCATCTTGCCTGCGCTCAAAGGTTGTTTGTTAGCATCACGGGCTTCTTTGGATGCGTAGCCGTAGAAAGTTACTTCCGTGCCTTTGCCTTTAAAGTCTTCTTGGACGGCTCCAATATTCCAGTAGCTGGCAGGAATGCCGTAGTCTGTGTCAATAGATTTGATGAGTGCCATGATTATCCTACGAGTAAACGGCGAGTCGTGCCGCCAGAATCTTTAATTGTGATGTAGCCTGCAACGGCAAGTAATGCACTTGCTGTGTATGTGCCAAATCTGACGTTACCTGCGCCTTTGGGGGTTAGAGTTAAGTCAATATCGGTATCTGTACCAGCTACGCTAAGTGCAGGGGAAGCGCCAGCAATGTTTCCGGTAGCGGTTAAATAATTTACTGCTGAACCAGTGTGTAAAACACGCAATTGTTCGATTGTTGTGTTTGTCAAAAAACGTAATGTTCCACTGCCTTTACTAATAAAAGAACCGCTAATATTTCCGTCAGAACCTTGAAATGAAAGAGCTACAGCAGTAGCAGTAGCTGCTCCCGTCACCTGCACATAGTTCACAGCAGAGGCTGTGTGGTTTATGTTAAATTGAGTTATTGCGCTTGTTGCTGAGTTTGTTTTAAATGCAATTGCCGCAGCCGCACTATTTTGAACAATTGGTGTAGTTGTTGACGTTGTTCCAGTCAGCGTAGTAAACGTACCCGCAGCAGCCGCAGTTCCACCAATAGCCGGTGGGCTTGCAAGATAAGTGCTAAATCCTGTACCACTAACCGTAGATGATGCGCTAAGTGTGGTAAATGCACCTGTGCTTGCCGCAGTAGAGCCAATTGCTGGTGGGCTAGACAGGTCAAGCGTACCACCAAGGGTAACAGTGCCAGACGCTGTAATTGGGCCACCAGTCAACGTAAGTCCGTTTACCGTTCCTGCGGTAGCAACTGATGTAACTGTGCCAGTTCCTTTCCCGTTAAAAGTAGTCCAGTCCGCAGCACTCAAAGCACCACGATTGGTGGCAGATGCTGTGGGCACATTCAACGTAATTACTGGCGTTGTAGTGCTATTTGCAACTGTAGAACTTAGGTCGGTGCCAGTAGTTCCAAGCGTTAAAGCGGCTACGGATGTAACCGTGCCGCTAGTAGTTGGTGTAGCCCAAGTTGGAGCGCTACCTGTTGTGGCCGTCAAAACTTGACCTGTAGTTCCGGCAGATGTAAATGCGTAGGCAGCACCTGTTCCATAGGCCACGCCATATGCCGTGGGCGTAGCAAAACCGTTAGTACCCCCAGAAGCTATTGCAAGCGTTCCAGCAAGAGTTACTGCACCTGTAGTGGCTGTGGCAGGAGTTAGTCCAGTTGCGCCACCAGAAAACGATAAAACACCAGTATTAGCAATAAAGATTGTGCCAGAACCGTTGGTAACAGAAATGCCATTGCCCGCAGTTAGCGTTCTTAAAGAATAACCAGTACCATTTCCAATTAACAGTTGGCCGTTAGTTGGAATAATTCCCAATCCTGTGCCGCCGTTTATTACCGGAGTAATGCCGGTTCCCGTACCCGTAATTGCATAAAGGTTGTTGAACCACATAAACCATTCGCGCGAAACCGTGTTCATCTGCACGTCCACCAATGGAACGCGAGGCGCTGGAATTTGCGAAATGTTTTGTGTTGCCATTATGCGTTTGTCGGTGACAAGACCAGTTCAGCACCCATGATGGCAATCTTCACAGGGTCTGTGCCGGAGATTTCATACACCCGGTCACGCAACTTTAGCGTCATTCCCAGCCGACGCCAAAAGACCCGGCGATAGTATTCACCGATCTTGCCCATGCTAGCCCATGCTTCGTTTGACCAAGTATGACCACCGTCGTCTGAAAAACGCAACATAACTTTAGGGTTGTAGCCGGGTGATGAAAGAATTGGGGTTGTTACCAAAATAACGCCATCTTGTGTTACCAGATCAATACCGCTTTCAGTCGTTATCTCTTCTGAATCGTAGCCGGGGTAAACATTTAATCCAACTCCGCTTTCGCAATCAAGTTGCAAAGTGTGCTGCGCAGTACGCTTTAAATTGTTTTGGCCCGTGGGCAGTGCGCGCCATGATCGCAGCCACTTCTGAATGGTGCCGTTGTCAGCGTACACATCCAAATCAAAAGTGTAGATGTTGCCGTTCTCAAAGTCGCCCACTACGGTGTTGCCACCAAAGTTGCACTGGCAATTGCTGCGGTGCCGCACAAACTCACCATTGTCAAACCCAGCGCGCTCATGCCAGGCTTGGGTAGCTACATCGTAGACCCAAGTGGCGTTGGCGCTGGGAAACGTCAGCACATAGAAAGCATGACCTTCTTGCTGATAAGTGTAGGCCAAAGCATTAGCCAAGTTGCCGTACTGGGCAATTGCGTACTCAATGGCATGGGTGGACACTCGAACACCAGCGTAACCGTTGGACTTATAAACAATACCTTGCCCACGGGCATCTGTGCCAAGCCAGAACAGGCTATTGTCTAGTTTGGCAATAGAGAAAGCAGCTACACAGCCAATTTCGTTAAAAGCGCCCTGAATAGGCGATAGTGGAAATCCTGTGAGGCCAGCGTCATACCAGACTTCAGTTGAGTCGGTGCCAAACACCCACATTTGCTTGTGGTCCACGTTGATTGCCACTACGCCGTCAGGTGAACCATCTATAGGGGCTACCGTCAAAGGATCAAAAACTAGCGGGTATATTTGCACTGGCGGCGTAGTCAAAGTTTGCGTGATTACAGACCACACGTTTTGGCTGTTAGGCTCGTTGAACACAAACAGCGTGTCAATGTACGCCACCGTAACAGCGCCAGCAAAGTCAGGGCTGGTAATTGCGTCAAATGAGTTTGTCGGTTCGTGATAGGTGTAGCTTGGGCCGTTACAGGCAAAAAAGATTGTAGCCCCATTGTCTGCAATTGAGACAGGGCCGGTGCCAGACACATCGCCAATCTTGACAGGTGTGGCTGTCAACCCTGTTAATTTATAGACTTCAGTGCCCGAGACAACGTAGAAATCGCTGCCATTGGTCTGGTGCGCCCACAGCCCACGAATAGGGCCAGTGCCCACGGTTTGCAGGAAGTTTAGACCTGGTGCGCGGCTCAGAAACCCAGCTTCCTTCCCACCCTCGGGAATGATCTCGGGGAACAAGTTGACCATGCGGTTATCCGCAGCGTTAACGCTACGGGCCACATATGACGATCCAAGGATGGGTGTCTTCATAGCTTAGACGTAGCTGGGATACCACTTGCCGGTGCCGTAGTCGTAGGTCATGATTAAGGCTTTGCTAACCACGGCTGTACCGGCCAATGCAATGTTGCCTGCGGTTGTCCAAGTGAATGCGCCTGTGGGAATCAGGGTGATGGTTCCACCAGTAAAAAGCATGTTGCTTGGAACGGAGATGGTGTTAACTACAGTGGTTCCACTGATAAAAGTAATAGCTTTTAAAGGAGTGATTGTGCTTCCGCTTGGAACAGTAGCCGCTACTGCACTGGTTGCGATTGTTCCAGGTAACGTGAGGCTACCGCTGAATGTAGCATCTGCGCCATTCCAGTAAGCAGCCACGTCGCCATTGCCGTTGCTGAGAACCACATAGCCGGTTGTGACAGTGCGAATGTCAAGCACACCCAACGTGTAGCCTTGGAAGTTGCCCAAGATCACGTTATTGCTGCCGGTGGTAATTTGAAAACCAGAAAGGTAGCCAACGCATGTATTTGTGTTGCCAGTAGTAGTAGCCAATGCAGAACCACCAACTGCCGTATTAAATAGGCCACTTGCGTTAAGGCGAAGGGTGCTGTCGCCAATGCTCACGTTTTGGCGTGCCGTCGTGCGAGCTTGCTGAGAATCAAAACCGATGGCGACATTGGAAAACCCGTCAATATTTGCCTTGAGGGTGTTGGTTCCGATGGCAATGTTCTTTAGGCCGGTTGTGTTGACCGCCAAAGCCAAGTTTCCGATGGCAAAATTCCCAGTGCCAGTCGTGTTGACGGATAACCCGCCACCAATTGCTACGCTTGAGGTGTTGGTTCCAGCGCCACGGCCAACTTCCATGCCGTTTACGTTCAAGTTTGGCGCTGCATTAAACAACACTGAAGTGCTAATTTGTTTGGTGACGTTAGTCTGAACAATTGGCAAAACATCAGCCGATGTACTGGTAGTGGCTATCGGCAACGAGGAGATTGCAATAGTGCTCATATCAATAATTTCCTGCGTAGATGTTGAACCGCTGACGAGTTGCCACCAGCGAATACGGCATGGACATGATGTCGTCTGGGTTGTTGATGCGCTTCAGATCGCGTTTGCTAGTCATAGCAATGCGCTGCACTTGGGGGCTAGGCTCAACGCCAAACTCAGGTGCAAACTCCATTGCCAAGCCATAAGTAAACGCCCGCAAGTAGCCAGGTGGAAACAACAATGGGGTTGACAATTCAGCAGGTTGATCCAGCTCTTGCACAGAGATAAAGTGCCACTCCAAGTCCCGTGTAGGGCGTGGATAGATAGTCATCTGGATGCTTGGGTATTCCATGTTGATCCACATCACCTGTGGATAAGTGGAAGTCACGGTCTTAACCGCAATGCCGTCGTACTGCTGCTGATTGATGAACTTGATACCAAAAGACACATTGGTGCCTGGGTCGCGGTAGTAAGTAGCGTCATCCAGCAAGATAGGGCGAATGCCATCAAAGCCACCCAAACTAGCGCCATTGGGGCCAAGGTGTCGTTGAATTTCGCCAGCAGGCCAGGTAAACGTTTGGTCAATCGTATTGAAGACTGACAAGCGCTCGGTGTTCCACGAATCAATCATCTGATTTAGGGCAACCAGCGCGTCTTGCGAAGTAGCTGCCGATGGCGTTTCACCCTCGGCTAAGACACCAAGCAGTCGAAGTGCCCTGTTGATCTGGTCGCCAGCGGTGTAGATTGCCATATCAGATTTCCTCGGTTACAGCCTTGCGCGTGTACTTGCGTTTGACATTCAACGCATTGATTGGAAACTCATCCTCTAGTTCAGAGGTTGGAGTAGGCTCGTCTGGATTGTACCGCGACCAGCCATTTTCTTCATCATAAACGGCCTCAAGTTCCATTGTGGCAACTTTTCGACCGTGGACAGGGTGCATTAAATAGATGTTCATACCCAAAAAGGGGGCTTGTGGCCCCCTTCTTTTTAAGTGCAGCTTACGATGCGCCGTGGATAATTGCAAAGTTGATAATCACTGCTTCAGAATATGAAGTAGAGGCAGTCAAATTTCGCAACGTAATCAAAGCAGAACCAGCAGCCAAGTACGAAACGTAAGTGGTGTAAGCACCAGCTGTAGTACCAGTAGTATTACTAGAAATACACACAATGATTGTGTCATTGATAGAAATCAAGTTGTTGGTCAAAATAAAAGACACTGCGGTGGCTCCTGCCAACGCTGCATTGTTCATTGTGATGCGGCCAGCGCTGTTATTCAGCGTTACGCCTGTGGATTTGCTTGTGGCTTGAGTCACAGCACCTTGGGCTGCTGCTGAGTACCCAATCTCTTGGCTTGCGTAGCAGGTAGTAAATTCGGGGTCGCTATACGCAACACCGACAGCTTGAGTATTTGGCATGATTGTTTCCTTTAAAAACAGGGGCCGAAGCCCCCATTCAAATTAGCCGATGCGATATAAAGACCAAGCAGCGTCGCCAGTTCTGACTGCGCGGTAAGTTTGCGACGTACCAGCAGTGGTAACAGTCATCAAGCCTTGAGTGCCCGACGAACCAATAGTCCAGCCGGTGTTGGTGGTGATCGTAATCACGCCGCTACCAGAACCGTTGGTATTAATCACCGTAAAGTCAAAACAGCTATTGTTTTTAGCACTGGGAACGGCTGCGTCCAAATCAGTACACAAAGGCAAAGTGTATGCGGCTGCGGTGGTGGTAGGAGTGCCCAAAAGAATACCATTCAGAATTTGAGCAGTTGTCAGCGTTGCCGTGACAGTTGCCGTTGCTGGGGTAGCTTGGGTGCGAATTTGAACTTCAGACAGATTGCCGTCACCAACTTGGTAACCGCCTGCGCCATTAGGGAGAGCCATGATAATTTCCTTTGAAAAATGTTTAGAGAGAAGGGGCCGAAGCCCCATTCAATTTAGCCCCAGATGCGGCAAGCCATTTGAGGACGGATGGTGTTGAAGCCATACAGAACGTCAATACGGCAAGGCATACGGTCGTTGTTGATGTCGTACTGACGAACAACGCGCAAGCTGATACCGTTATGCACTGCACGGGCAGCCATGTCAACGCCTTGTGGCAGCAACAAGTCAGCCGTAGCAAACGTAATTGCGTCTTTGTGGTAGACCAAGTTCTGTGCGTAAGCAGTAGAAGCGGAACCAACAAAAGTCACAACAGCGCCAGATACTGGCAGGGCGGTCATAGTAGCCAGTGCGTGAGCAGCGGAGTACATAGCAGCCACGGTCACAGTCCAAGTGCCAGACACAGCGGTTGCATCAGTCAAAGCGACAAACTGGAACAACGAACCAGTGGTTTCACGGGTTTGTGGGTTCACAGCAAAGCAAGCTGCAACAGTAAACACGTCACCGGCTTTGATGGTCGTAGTCACAGAGGCTTGCGACAAGCTCAAGGTGGCAGCGCCTTCCGAAGTCACAGTAGAACCAACCGTGGTAGATGCAGTAGCGTCACGCGAACCAGTAGTGTGCTGCTTGATCGACTGAGACATGTTGATTTCTTCGTAACCCAACACGCCAGTACCCATCATGCCGTTCTTGAACTGCTTGCTGATAGTGTCGGTGGGGTTGAACAAACCTTTCATGCCTTCAACCAAACCAGCGTTAGCGGCTGGATTGACGGTGGCGTAACGTGGGTTCATCACAGCAGCGTTCTCGTTCAGCTTCTGCTGGGCTTGCAACAGCACCAAAGAAGTAGAAGGAGTGGTGCCTGGCGTGCCAACGGTGTTACCAATAGTACGGTAAGCGTTTGCAACGTCAGCATCAATGCTGGAAGCCAACTGGCTGATACGAGGCTTCAACACACGTTCTGCGAAGTCGTCCAATTGCATGGTCAACTCAGCCGACGTGAAGTTCACGCCAATGTGCTTTTGGGTAGAAACAGTCAGAGTGGTGAACTGCTCGTTATCGTCCTGAACTTGCAGGGCGGCACCGTCAGTGACCAGAGCGCGGTCGGGCAGACGGATACGCAGTGTGGAGCCAATTTTGGCACCTTGCACAGCGAAGCTGTCATCGTACTGGCGGTTCACGTTGCGCGTGAGAACCAGGTTGTTTTCGAGAATCTCAAGCGCTTTGCGCGTGATCATGTCAATGGTTAGGATTGAGTTAGACACAATTAAGTCCTTTAAAGTTAAAAATTAGCGGATACGCTGTGCTTCCCACTTTTTTACCTGTCTCAAGCGTTCAGCTTCAATCCACTGTGACGCCGTTGTGTTCTTGGTAGAACGCGGGTCAGTAGTGTCAAGTGCTGTCGATCCAGAAGATCGTGCATTCACAGGTGAAATCGGCGCGGGCGCAGACGTTGTTCTTTTCATGGGAGGTTCAGCGGCCAATTTGGCTTCAATCTTCCCAATTTCCTTTGCTTGGCCGAGTGGCGACAGACGGGCAATACGATCTGCATCTTTGGGGTTGGAACCAAGGTAGTAAGCTAACTCAGGCCCAATGTCCGAAGACTGGATTGTTTCAGCCATGACGTTTGTGATGCTAAGTTTGGGGTTGTACGCGACTTGTTCAAAGTCATCGTATTTACTCCGCGCTTCTTCTTCACGCTCGTGATAGCTCTCAAGAACTTGCGATTGCTGCTTTGCAGCTTCTCGTTTGGCAATCAATTCTTCAGCCTTCTGATATGCCAGTGCATCGGCATACGCTTCAGGTGTTTCAAACTGGTCAACCGTTTGAGTTGCTGGCGCCCTCAACACCTGCTGTTCGGCCTGGCGTTGCGCTTGATCTCGTTCCCACTTCCGTTGCTCTCTTGCGAGGCGTTTCCCAATTGCGGCATCAAGTTCCTCTTGCGAGAATGTCTTGGCAACCTCAACTTCCGGCGTTTCTACTACAGTTTCAGGCGCAGCCGTTGCTTCCTGTACTGGCACGGGTGTAACCGCTAGGTTTTCGACTTCTTCAGTCATTGTCTTGAATCCTTAGATTCCCTGGTGTTCTGCACCAGTACAGTTAATATATCAGAAATACGTCACTTCAATCAAGGATGTCAGTGGCGGCGCTTCTGAGAATGTTAGTGTAGCACCACTCAGGCTAAACGTAGACTTATTCTGGTAGACACCATTGATGTAAACCTGAATGTTGTTTTCGTTATTTGGTGATGCGCTTAAAGTAAACGCAACCGTTGACCCGTTACCCGTAAAGTTGTTGACTGACAGATTTTGGCTGCCCATGCTAGGCACATTGTCGTAAGTGGCAATTGATACATCAGCCGAAGTCTTCAGGATGTATTTGTAAATATTTCCCCCAACTACCCACATTTGCCCACCAGGCACCCGACCAGCCGAGTCCAAGACAATGGGGTTCGTATGGTTTGCAACACCCGTGTAGGTGGTGTAGGTGGTTGCTGGAGTGCTAGAACCAGCCTCGTAGGTGTAAATCTTTCCACCGGCCAAAGGCGAACCATTGGCATCAGACAGTTGCCAGCCTATGCCAGCAAAGGAGGATAAAGCGTAAATCATTTGTCAGCCAATGCAGTAGTAGTAACTTCACGCAACACCAGCATTACAACGGGCCACAACATAACGATGTAGGCATTGTAAGGTGCAGGCACAAACTGTCCAATGAAGCCGCTATTGGCCTCAACAACAGTCAGCAGCGCACCTACTAGGGCTACCCAGTAGGTTTTGCTTTTAAACCGCTGGAGTATTGCGTTCATTTTGAGCAGCAACGTAAGCGGCAACAACTTCAGCAGTGTGGATAGATGCGGCAATGGCTTGCACTTTAGCATCTTCACCGCTTACATCAGCACCAGGCACGACAACGTGGCGGTGAAACTTGCTGCTAATTTCAACGCCATCTTCTTTGATAGCGGTTTTGGTACGAACTTGAAGGCATCCGTTTTCAACAACTTCAATCAGATCAACAGATACAATTTTTTCTAACATGATATTTCCTTGTTTCCAACCTGACCATCCAGTCAAGCATTAAGGTTTCCAGTTGTCCGAACTGGTACGGTTATTTAGCAGTCCATCCAGTGTTACCTGTGCCAGACGTTTTTACATAAAGCGTTGTACTTGTACTGCCATCAGTACGGGAATACAAAGCCCCAACAATAGCTGTAACCACGCCTTCAGGTGAACCCGCACCGCTTATCCAAGGTGTAGTCCCACTATAAATAGGTGAAGAAAAACCAACATTATTAGAGATGTTTTGAATTGTTGATGCGTCAGTTGTTGCAATATTTATTTTGGTAGTTCCAAATACACCAAGTACGTTGTTACCTGTAACTGTCCCATAAGTTACAGAAGAACCTAAATTAATGGCGTATCTGGTTTTGTCTGTAGCACCTGAATTTCCTGAATAAATTGAACAGCCGGTGATAGTAGGGAATGCAGCGTTTGCATAAATGCCATCATAAGTGTTTGCGGTATTGACACCAGCGTTATGAACGCTTGCGCCAATTACAGAGTTGTATGGGCCTAGAAGGTCAATACCATTACCATTACAGTTGTAAAAAAAACCGCCAACAATTTGAATTTCTGTGCCAAGAGAATAAAAGTTATAGTTTGATCCTCGATTGGATGACCAGCAATTATTAAAATAACACTGGTTTACACCGGAGTTAATAAGAAAACCAGATTGACCATTTGTATCGCACACAACTTTTGTGCAAAGAAAATCAGATGGTGCTCCAGAACTATCAACAATAAACTTAATTCCATTAGCTGTGTTTGAAGCTAATTCTAAAGTATCTAAATAAATACCTGTTACTAATCCAACCACAGAAATACCATCACCTGTGTTTGAAGCCGCATAGCAATCTCTAATCCATACGCCAACAGTAGGTGTTGATCCATCCGTATTTAACAAAAACCCATGATTTTTATTGCTTGTTGAATAACAACGAGTTATTTGCAAAGAACCAGTGCTTTTAAAATTAAAACCTCTAAAAAAAGAACTAACCAATACTTGCGTAACAAAACAATTACCGCCACCTTGAATATAAATTCCATCACCTGTTGGCGTAACTGCTGTATTTTGAACAGTCATATCTCGCAAATCAACAAAAGATTTATTAAGAATCGTAAAACCGTTTTGCCCTGCTACAGATGCTTTAATGAACGTAAGGTTTTGTCCAGCGCCAAAAATAATTTGATTACCAACAGGAGTAATTGCAGCAGTTGTTTTATAACTTCCAGCCGGTATAAATACAGAAATACCAGTAGCTACTGCTGCTTGAATACTAGTAGTTGAATCATCAACTCCAGTTGGGTCAGCACCGTAATCCAACACATTGGCATATGCGCCAGTGATTAAGGAATATGAAACTTTAGTAAGTGACATTAAGATACCTCATAAATAATTTCACCAGCTAAACTACCGCTTGCAGAAGTTAATGCAGTTTGCCCAAGTGGGTCAGTATATGCGCCGCCACTTTTAACCGCACAAATTGCGCCTTGTGTTGAAACGTATGACGAAACAGTAAGTCCATCACCAGCAACGATTGTAGAATACCCAGTATTTGTAATGCCGCCTTGTGCAGAAATAAAACCCTGCACATTTCCTGCGTTGACAGCCGTAAACGGTAAAGCTATCACCATAATAACACCAGCACTTGGCCTTGCACTCCAAGCCAAATTAAACCTAGCAGTTACAAGCCTACCAACTTTTGTGTAAGTGCCTACTTGAGTTGTGTAAGTAAAAGTACCAACCATACTGCTGTCAAATAATAATGCTGGTGTCCAAGTGCCTTCTTCATAAGAAGATAAAACAGTTCCCGATCCAAATTGAATGCTAGTTGCTCCAACTGCACGGCCTGCGGTCAAGTTAGCAACAGACACTTGTTTAGTTGCGCCGCTTTGAACAATAGGCAATACCTCAGTACCGGCAAGCGGTGTAGTTGATGCCGGTAGGGCAGAGATTTTTGAATCAGCCATTTATCACTCCAAAAGGATCAGACCGCCATCCTCTTGCACGAGGTTATCGCCGATCTCGGTTAATAGGTTGCCCTGCACAGTTGCATCGGCATAGCCAGACAGGAACGAAATCACGCTCCCAAGGCCAATGGATACGCCATTGCGGATGGGCATTCCAAAGAAGCTCATACAATTTTTCTCATTGGGTGCTACTTACTGAATATTAATGGGTTTGCAGTAGATTGTGCCACCCGTGGACACCTGAATTGCACTCACGCGCCATTGACCGCTAACGCTAAAAGGCACTTTGAACGGAATGGGTGTAAACGGTGGGACTGGGGTGCTGGCCGTTGTGGCCGTAACACCTTCGCCTACCAACACATAGCAAGCCTGGTCAGACCAGACAACCACACCTTGGGGGCCAGCGGGCCATGTACCAGTCACGCCAGCAGTGCCGGTGTAGCTAATGGATTTGGCTGGAAAGTTGGTATCCGCTAATGGGTTTAAGAGTTCCATGATGTTCCTTTACGCCAAGAAGCGCAGTTTGTACAAAGTCCGCAGATAAATTTCAATGATGTTGTCAATCAATTGCTGCAAAGATGTATCCGTTTTATCGCATACCTCGTAACGACCAGCTTCAATTTGTTTCAAGGAATCTTCCAAAAAATCAATGACGTTGGTTGTTTTCTTTGCCGATTGTAGGGTAATTGGCCCCAATAAACCATGCCGCCCCTGATAGGTTTCAGCAAAATCATCAGCCGCACCAATAATGCGGTCATAAAAAATATTCAAGGCCACATGCTTGGAGTAGCTACGGGTATTTAAATGCACCGAATGGGTGACATCCCGCGCCAAGAACAGCAGTCCTACAAAGTCACATGCTTTCATTGTGGCATTCCTTGTTGTGGCATTGGTTGACCTTGCATTGGCATACCTTGGGGCATCTCACCCATAGTGTCTTGCATGGATTCACGGCCAGGCATCTCACCTACCAAGTCACCCGATGTAATCATGCCGTGGACGGTGCCCATAACAATGTCCTGAATCTGCTCTGGACTCATGCTGGCTTGCACGGCAGTCAGGCGCTGTGTCTCAGCTTGAAACGCCTTGACTTGAGAATCAAACTCTTTAACCTCAATCTCACGCATATCCAGCGATTTAGACACGTTCTGTAGCATCGTGTGCATCTGCTCCATCTCAGCGCCCATAGCTTGCATCTGCTGTTGTGCAGCGGCCAATGCTGGGTTGTCTTCACCGTCAGACATCAGTTTAGGGTCAATGGTCTTGGCAAAGCGCTTGGACATTTCCTGCGCACCAGGCCAGTCCATGTTCTTAACAAACAAATCACCGGCAACAGTCCACAATTGAGGGTTGCCCTGCAACAGTTGGGCCATTGCCTCCAAAGCCTCTTGGCGTTTGGTCGCGTAGCCTGGGCCGGT